GTGGATAAAAGACAGCATAATAAGACCTAGGATAGCCAGTAACTGTAGACTTGATTTTTTCATACATATATACCCCCTATATATTACTGCCCCATTGCTGAGCGTAATATTTAGCTTTCATTCGTATTACATCGCCACCACTACCAGGTTCATCACCTTGGGTAACTACCCATAAGTCCCAACGCTCGCATGTAGTTGTTGGACCATATGGATCATGTGCGTAAAACCTGTCCATGTTATCCGCTGCCTCAGCATGGGTTAACACGTTGCTAATGCTAGCAGGTAGTCCTAGGTCTACACATAACACTGCGACCACTTGCGCTAGGGATTCAATTTGTGCAGCAGTCGGTGGATAATCACCTAAGTCATTTACCCATTGAGCCCCATAGGCACAATCTAAGGATATCCCTATAGCCCTACCATTACGCATCCATGTGTGGCTTTTGTGGTCTGTTAGTTCGCCATCAATGTAAATATTACCGCACCCATCAATATTGATGTGGTAATCGTCAAATTGTTGATTATATCGTCCTGCAGTCCAGTGCAGATATACTTTATCAATGTAACCTACAGCCCTACTGCAGTAGTCGTTTAAGTCGCTCAAACTAACGTTTATCATCCGCACTCCCCCTTTCCATCATAGGCGGTACCTTCGGTTGTTCTTCTAGCTTATCAGGCACACCGTTATGGTCCTTATCTATCCAAAGTGCTAAGAACCCTACAAGGGCAGTTAGTACGCTAGGAATAAAGATATGGTCAATAATATTAATACCTGTGCTAATTAATTTCCCTGTTTCATCGGATACATACCCTGTGGCAAATGCCATTACGTATTCGATGACTACTAACAATATAGGTACTAGCATGACGAGGACTAATGCCCTCGTCGCTAATACACCTGTAGGGTGGATGTTAGCCACCCTAACAGATTTAAATACTTTCTTAGCGCTGTCCATGAGCTGAGGTGGTGTGATCATGTAGTTCCTCCCTTAACTCATTAATTCGCTTTTCCATGGATTCTAGCTTCGTGGTTAACATCATGAAGGTAGCCTCCGATTTTACACGTTCAGCACGTGAGAGTTTCATATCCTCTTTTAACTCATTAAGAGTATCAAAGAGTGTATCCCACTTACTCGTGAAGGATATATTATCCTGTATTCGTTGTGCTTCCAGACGGTCTAATAGAGGTACTATTAGAAGCCGATATCCTGCACCTGCTACGATGCCTACGATAGTCAATGTCGTAAGCAAGTCGTTTAACTCGAACTGCCAAGTCCAAATGGGACATCACCTCCTTGCTCTGTGATAACTAATGATTAGGTATGGATTATAAATGGTCCTCGTGGGCGTAAGTGCCTCCATTCCATGTAAATTCGAGCCCATCAAGCGCCAATTGTTGACTTCTTAAACCAGTGTTAACTGTAATAGTGCCTTGATTTCTGTCAGTTTTGAATGAAACATTTTCAGGTTGCTTAACAATAAATGATAGGCCATTGTATTTATCTTCTTCAGTGCTATTATCAACGATTGTTTTCTTAGTATCACTGATAATTTCAATGGTTTCAATAGCAGATTTATTCCATTTACCTAACCAGTTAAAGGAACCGCCATTATAACCACTCAAGCGTAATGCTAATTTCTTACCGAATTTAGTGAATTTTGCGCCTGTTGCATCTGTGTATGTATCATCTGCCACAGTAGTTTCTAATCCTTTGATAGAGATAACACCTACTTCACGGTCTGCAAGGTCAAAGTAAGATACTTTAATATCATCTTCACCAAACGCTTTGATAGGTACACGCATATTATCGCTTTCAAATACACGTTTCTCACCGCCATTTACAGATACTTTAAAGTGTGGTTCACCTTTAAGGTCTAAGAATTCTTGACCGGCTACTGGTTGGAAGTATTCGAGTTGTTTGAATTCCACGTGGATAGTATCGCCTAAAATCTCTACTAGCTTAGCCAATACTGTATCTATGCTAGCATCAGGCAAGTACACGTTTTTATTTTTCAAAAGTTCTGCTGCTTTTTCAGCACTGCCAGGGTCACCTGGGTCACCTTTTTTACCTTTAAGTGCGTTAAGTTGTTCCGGTGTAAAGTCGCTAAATTCAAATGGGTCGCCTTTGTCACCTGGGTCACCTTTAGGACCACGTAAGCTATCTAACCAATCTTGCTCGGAACCTTTGAAGCCGTGAGCCACTGCGATAGCATAAGCAGATTTACCCAAGCCTTCCAACAATGGTAATGTTGTTTCTTTGTCAAGTTTAAGTGTTAAAATGTTATTTGTTTCAGCCATGATAAGTTACCTCCCCTTTAATCATGCATTGAAATGTCCGGCACGATCGTAATCGTACCTTGGCCAATCTTTAGCCAACGTTCGTCATTATAAAGGAATGCGTCGTAGATATAATCGCCACCCTTTATTTTCTTCTCCGCTGACTCTTGGCCAGAAATATAAAACCTTACCTGTTTAGACTGTATCACAGGTGTTAACTCTAATATCATATTGTCATATGGGCGCTTGCGAATTTTACAAGCGCCTTTGTATTGACTTAACGTCATATCGCTATCTGGCGGTACGACGTACGTGATATCAAAGTCTTGTCCTGCGTAGAGTGTTAAATCTTGTTCTACCATATATCCTCCTTATTGTCGTGCGATAACTAATATGTACAGTTCGCCATATAAATATGAATTTGTGTAATGATCGTTATGCTCGCCGCTACTTTCGACGGAGTCTTTTTGCTCAACTACTGCTCGGCGTTTTTCAATAAGCCCTACATTTGATTTAACGCCACCATTCATATAGATATCACATCGGCCTATATATCTAGCCTTTTGTTGCTCATATTCCGACTTACTAATCTTATAGGGTATTTTATTCTCCCAACGAGGAACCTTATTTTTATAATAGTTATGGTCGTGGTCAAAATAACTTTCAGTCATTATGTAGCCAACAGGCACAAACACACATTGACTTTCGTTAAACCCTTCCGGGAGTGGACACCAGTCACCATGACGTACTTTGTAGATTTGTGCATCAATATTTTTAATCTTATAGCCAGATTGGAATATTGAGGCAGCGTCAATGCGTGAGCCTGTGATATTAGCCCCTACGATGTTACCGTTGGCGTCAACTTTGAATGTACCGGTTTTGTTTTGGATCGTACCGCCGATAATCTTACCGCCTGTTACAGTCCCGAGATTACTACTGATTGCGCTTAACTCTCCGACGTCCATCTTATCTGCAGACACGGCTTTAGCAGCGAGCATCTGTCTAGTAATGATGTTCTTGTCAAATAGAGCGTTCCCAGTTACATGGAGCAACTTACCGTCAATCCTTGCCCCTGTAGAGCTTAGATTGATACGACTGATTAGCTCATCACCATTTAATGCTTTTAATTTCAAGTCAATGCCGTTTTCTAATTGGCTAAACTGAGTAGCCATATTAGTTGTTAAGCTTTTAACTTGGGTAGAATATGCATTAGCAGTCTTTGTGAGCTCTTTAATCCTATCATCCATAGCCTTTATGCCAAGAGCTTCTTTATCGATTAAAGCCGGGTCAATACTAGCCGGTACAGAGCTACCAATAATATTGGAGTACGTACCTTCACCAAACACATCAACGTAGGCAACTTTTACATCAAATACACCTGGGTCATGCGGTATCATATTAACGTTTGTAGTAACAAAATACTTCTCAGTACCGATGTAAATGTTAGCGCCTATACAAGTATCAGGTATGCTATCAAAAACCACGCTTACGCCTGTAATATTGCCTTTTACTTTGACATTCGTCGGGGCTTTAGGAACTGCTGCATTGTAATCGAGTCTAAGAGCCGGACCATAACCTTTAACAGGATTGTGTGCGTAAATGAACACCGCGCCTCTACGAGCCGATAACTTAATGTCAGAGCGAATGTCTGTAGTCTTGGCTAGTAGGTTATTGGATTGGCCAACATTACTATCAAGTCGAACTTCGTAGTAATCGATGTAGGTGTTCTCTACTGGGTCCCATGCGGCAGTGATCGTCTTACCGATTTTTATTTCACCGCGAGCCGGTGCTTTAGGTGTAGCCACACTCTCAGCGGATACACTTGCTGTGATACGAGCCTCAGCCTTGCCGCTTTCATTACCAGATGTATCGATAGCCGATAGCTTGAATTGGTAATTACCAGTATTAGGAATGAAGTAGGAGTAGGATGTACCTCCTATATGCTTAATAAGGACTACACCATTACCGTCATATAGTGTGTATCCATGTAGGTCAGCCTCTGTATTAGGTTCCCATGATAAGTGAAGTACGCTACTATTAACTGCGTCCTGCGTTACCTTAAAGCCTTTAGGTGTAGCCGGTGGTATTTCCTTACCACTCACATACACCGCACGCTCTACGCCCTCATATGCAGCACCAGTATTATTTGTACATACAATCTTAACGTCGTAATTAACGTCAGTCGCTACACTTGGGATAGTTACGCTAGTAGCACTACCATCTAA